AACGCCAAGCTGCGCAGCGCGTCCGGTGAGATTCAGCTCCAGTTGGATCGGAAATGTGTGGAGCTCATCAAAGACTTCGAGCAGGTCTGCTACAAAGCCGATAGCGCTGTGCCCGACAAAGACAAAGACCGGCGTAGGACGCACGTTTCGGATGCCCTCGGGTACCTGCTCTGGCAAGAGTGCCGTGCACTGTCTCAGATTGGAGATCGCGGCAGGCGGCTTTTCTAATGCAGCAGATTAACATCGAGCATCCAGACTATGTGCGCTGCAAGACAATGTGGCGTAAATACCGAGACCTATATGCCGGTGGTGAACAGTTGCGAGAACGCGCCTCCGAATATCTTGTCCGGCGAAGCAAGGAACCCAATGACGTTTATTTTGAGCGACTCAATAGAGTTTTTTACGAAAACTATATCGGCTCTATCATCGACTGGTATGCCGCCACATTAATCCGCCGCGAACCGATCATCACGTACGATGGGTCAAACGATGCCGGAAAACGCTTCTTCGCAAGCTTTGTTGAGGATTGTGACCTGAAAGGAACGACGCTGGCAGAGTTCTTCCGTCGTCAACTCGTGCAAGCATTGGTCTCAGGCACCAGCTATGTCGTGGTGGATTTTCCGCGTGTTACCGTTCCCGTCGCGAATCGTGCGCAGGAGGACGCCGTGGGGAAGTCGCGTGCCTTCCTGGCCGACTATGCTCCCGACGAGGTTATTAACTGGAGCTACGATGCCAACGGCCAGCTCGAATGGGTCATTATCCGCACTTCCTGGCTACGCCAAGCGGAACCAGGAAGCGAGACGTGGAAGAAGGAAACCCGTTGGATTTACTACGATCGGGAGAATTTCCGAATATACCGGTCCGTCTTGGATCCCACTGGGCGCTCCGGCGGCGTCGACCTAGTTGATCAAGGACATCACGGCCTTGCGGCGCAACGACGGGTGCCAGTGTTTAAGTTACATATCTCAGAGGGCCTTTGGCTCATGAATAAGGCCGCCTTGCTGCAGCTGGAGCATTTCAACAAGTCCAACGCTCTTTCCTGGGCGTTGACCATGGGGCTCTTCGCAACCCCGGTGATCTACTCCGACCGGGAATGGAGCCAAATCGTCGGCGAGTCCTATTACATTCAACTGGGACCCGAGGACCGGTTTGGATGGACTGAGCCTGAGGGGCATGTATTCCAGATCGCCGCCGACAATCTGGAACGGTTGAAAGATGAGATTTACAGAGTTTGTTACTTGATCGTACAGGCGGGTGGAACTAGCTCCTCGCTAACCAGTCAATCTGGTCTCAGTAAGCAGCGAGATTTTGGCATCACCCAGGAGGTCTTGCGCGCATTCGGAGACACGGTCAAGCACATAATCAAACAGGTATTGTGTGCCATAGAAGCGGCACGGCAGGACGCTCTTGCGATTGATGTCTCGGGTCTCGATGAATTCGATATCGGCGATTTCAGCGTCGAACTTGACGATGCAAAAAAACTGCTCGATCTCGGAATTCAATCGAATACCCTCAAACAACAACTGTTTAAGAAGCTTGCGTTCAAGTATTTCTGTGACGTCCGGCAGGATATCAAGAATCAGATCGCGGATGAAATCGATCGCTCAGTCGGGGCACCAAGCCAGAAAGAGGAGAGTCATGGAGGACCCAAAGGATAAAGGCGCACCAACATCCCAACATGTTGACGTGCCGTCGCTAATACGGCAGGTTGTTGAAGAGTTCACGCGGACACAGCAAGCCAAGAGCGAGCCAGCGTACAAGACTGAACTACAGGACGAACGAAAACGTCGCGAACAACTCGAACGCCGGGTCAATGATCTAGTTGAAGAAAACAAACGGAGCCGTCAATTGGCAGACGAAGCCGAGCAAAGCGCCGCCATCCGTGCGGAACTGCAAAGGCTGGGTGTTGGGAAGGTGGACTTGGCATTCAAAGCAGTAAAAGACGACATCGCTCGAACCGAGGACGGACGGCTAGTCGCCAAGACCGATACCGGCGATGTCGCAATGAAAGATTACCTCGCCGGTTTTGTAAATTCCAACCCTGAGTTCTTGCCTGCGCGCATTTCCGGTGGGTCTGGTATACCCGCTGCTCAAAAGGAGTCCACCGCGGGATCTGCTGCTGTGGATCTGGACAAAATCCGCCCAGGGATGAGTTCCGAAGAATTAGAACGCGCACGGGAAGAAATTGCACGCATTGCCTCCCAAGCCCTGCGCGGGTCTTAGGGGAAGCTGTACGCATACAAATCAATAACAGGAGAAACTGATGCCATCAATTACGTCTGCTAATGTGGCCACCGCGATCGTCAAGCTCGTAGCGGCCGATGCCTTACCCGCCCTGGTCGGCAATCTGATCATGGGCAACCTGGTGAACCGCGACTATGAGCCAACCTTGGCGCAGGCTGGCGATACGGTCAATGTGCCTATTCCACCAACCCTTGTCGCCAACAATATTGCAGAGGGTGGCACGGTAAACCCCCAGAATCCAGACTTGGGAAACGCACAAATCGTGCTTAACACCCATGTGGAAGCAACTTTTCAGATACCGGACGTCACGAAGGTACTTACCGTGCCTGATCTATTGCGCGTCTATATGCAGCCAGCCGTCATCGCAATAGCCGAGCGAATCGAGTCGGACCTTCTGGGTCTCTATGCCAGTTTCACCGCCAACGCTCCCGTTGGTACCGCTGGTACGCCCATCACAGAAGCAGTTATCGATGCCGCGGAAACTCAACTTTTCGCTGCCATGGTTCCAAGCACGCAACCAAAGTACCTTTTGGTTGATGCCAACACCTACTCGCAAATGCGGCAAATACCGCGCTTTAGCGAGTTTCAGACTGCTGGAGAAGGTGGCCTCAGAGCTCTCATTGATGGAACCTTCGGGAAAATCAAGGACTTTTTCGTATTTCGATCTCAATTCATCGCTAAGACGGGAAGTGCTCCCCTCACTACACACAATCTGGCTTTTGTGCGCGACGCCGTCGGGCTTGTAATTCGTCGCCTGCCGCAGCCCTTGCCCGGTACTGGAGCCATCGCGGAGTACGCGGACCTGGGCAATTTTGGAATGCGGGTGATTATGAGCTACCGACCGGACACGCTCTCCCAACAGTTTACCGTCGACGTCCTGTACGGCGTAGCTGCCCTTAGAAATACCTTCGCCGTTCAAGTCAACTCCTGACGGGCCTATGCTCTGAAGACCTACCTAACTGACTCTTCCGATAAACCTTAGACAGCACTATGAACTTGAAAGCATATTATCAGAGAATCCGAGATCTCGAACACTCGCTGCTTGCGCCCTTCGTCGTCCTTGTCAGCCAGTCCACCCCTGACGGTGGCAAAGAGGGTCTACTGACTGAAGTTCCCAGGCAACTCGCGGCGAAAATGATCGCCGACGGGCGTGCCCATCTCGCGAATGATGACGAAGCGCGAGACTTTCGGCACCGGGCGGCCGAGGCGAAGCGAGCTGCCGAGGAAGAAGCCATGGCTAGCAAGATGCAAGTCACAATCGTGCCGACTGCAGAGCTCAAGAAGGCGGCCCGTTCGTCGAAGGAATGAGCTGGCCACACACGAATCGCGATGCCGTTATTTACAGATGGACCATTGACGACTTTAGACCAACTAACCGCACAAGATGCTGCGGTCCTCGATGTCGCCAGCACTGAGGGCATCGATGCCACCGTCAAACTGACCCTGGCCCAAAATGAATTAGGGGCGGAGCTAGTCGCAGCCGTCTCACGATCTCCTTTCTCACCGGGCAGCCCCTCGATATGGTGGCCAGGAATGGTTCTGACTTCGGCGCTGCCGCTCTCCAGTATCGTTGCCACCCAACCATTGCAGACGTGGCACGCGTTCCACACGCTGGAACTGATCTATAGAGACGCGTACTACAATCAGCTGAACGATCGCTATTTGGCCAAGTGGAAGTCCTACATTGATCTAAGTAAGTGGGCATCAGGTCTATTGTTTCAAACCGGAGTCGGGATTGTGGCGGAGCCCATCCCGATCGCGCAGATTCCTCAGATAAACGTCACAATTGGGA